ACAAAAACCTCGTGAGCCTCTAGATTTCTTGTTCCCTTTTTTTCTTATTTTTATAGGTCTATTAGTGTACTTCTTAACTTCAGTTTCAACTTCTGTTATCCATTCGTCAACAGACTTTTTAATTCCGTAAAAGTCTAATCCGTTTTGACTGGGAGCAACAATATAAACTTGTTCACCCTTTTGCCATTTTTTAATTGGCATTTTAAATTTATTAAATCGTGCATTATCAAATCCTGATTTAATTTTAGTGACTTGATTTTCGTTAAAACAAACTCTCCAAAACTTTGGCTTCCACCAATTACAGTATCCTTTTTCAACATTAATATAATCTATTCCCTTTGCTTCTAGTTTTTGATGTATTCTCGGATCTTCATGTCCACCAACTCCACCAAGTACAACCAAATCATCTTTTGAGATATCAGCATCTGCACTTACAACCATAGGCAGATAAAATTCACGCGAAATATTATTTGCTATCCATGTGGAAGTTTCTGTTGACGTTCCTGTATCTAAATCTTTTGGAACAACTACTCTTGAGTAAGATTTATTCATTTTCATCAAGGTTCTTTAAGAAGTCCCTTAATTTAGTTTGATCTGTGTTGTCAGTGTTTACTCTGCCTACTGTATCACCTTTTCTTGGATCCGGTGGAGTAATTTCTTTTGGAGCAGATGCATCTTCATTAATTGTGGAAGTTTGTTTTAATGAATTGTAGATTGTGCTTTTACGTTTGTCAAACTCTTGATATTCTGCATCATCACCTAAGTCTCTAATACGCAAACTATCAACATCAAATTCTAAATCAATCTTCATACCAACACCACTTGAACTTCTAGTTTTCATTAATTGTATTTGATATCTGCCACGTTCTCTCATTGCTCTACTTGTGAATATACCAAACACGTTATCAGCAGTTTGTATTTTACTTAAACCACCTGCTATATGTGAATGATCAAACTCTATTTCTTCTACTGCACCTCTGTTCAACTGTGATGCTGTTACAAAAATCACGTTCAATTCCATAGCCAAGTTTCTTAATTCTTCTGAAACAAATTTGTCTTTAACAAAAAGATCACTTGGACTTACTTTCTTATTCATTGGCATCATCAAATCTAAATAATCAACAAGCACAACATCTAGTTTTGTACCTGTTTTAATTTCATATTCTTTGATGTAACTTCTTAGATCATTTGTAGTTTTACCACTTGCCATATATTTGATCTGAAACTTACCTGACTTTTTACCAAGTAATTTAACTTTCATCTCTACACCATCTAAGTCTTTGAATATTTCTTTTGTTGGAACATCTGTCAACATAGAATCTACCCTCATACTTACAAGTGGTTCGCTCAATTCAAAAGTGATGTATGCAACATTCATTCCATTTAATACCCAGTTGCAACCTAAGTTTGCAAGAAATAAAGACTTACCTGCACCTGATCCACCTGCAAAAATATTCAATTCACCTTTGTTGAATCCACCAAACAATCTTTTATCCAGTGTTGCCCAACCTGTGCTGACTTGACCATTTTGATTTTTCAAACCCATCAACCTTGCTTTAGGATCTGCAAAGTAATCTGTTCCTATATCTTTGTGTAATCCAATCTGCACTGCCTTTTTGACCAAGTCTTCAACTGGACCATATTCGCCTTTTTCAAGCATATCAGCAGATTTTAATATTGCTCTTTCTAAACTTTTATGTCTAACAAAAGTTTCAAAGTCATTCAGTAACCAGTCGAAATGTTCTTCTGTAAGTTGTTCAGTTTGTTTAAGATCAACACTGCAAGATTTATTTACAATGTCATATGTTGGCAACTGATTGTATTCAGTCACATATTTGTTTATGAACTGTGCTGTGTCTTGGAGTTTTCTATCAAACAGTGAATAGTCAAATATAGATTGGCAACGCACAAAAGTTTCTGCGTTCTGTAACATCATTTCTAGATACAACTTTTGTATGTCATATCCATAATCTTTATTCTGCTTTGCCATGTTCCTTATTATACCACATTTCGTCTGAATTGTCAATGTGCTTGTGATATTTGGCAAGCACCGCACCTATGCAACTGCCAGGATCACCAGGATTTTTTGGAACCCATATGTCATCCCAAACAGATTCTAATTTGCCTACTGCTGTTTTATTCAATGCACAACCACCTACCAAAACAATATTTGAAGTTTTGATATTCATCTGTATCCATGAACTTGCACACATTAATACTTGTTCAAAAATATGTTGAGTTGTTGCGGCGATGTCTGCCATATCCTGTTCTGTGTTTAATTCAGGTCTCCACCAATTGCAACCTCTGTGTAAATTAATTCTTGTTTTGAAAGGCATTCTTGTTTCAACTAATTCTTCCATAAACATTCTATAATACTTTCTCCAATAACCTTTTTTAGCAAGTTGTTCAAATTTATGTTCTTCTGCATTTGCTTTTAGACCAACTCTCTGAGTCATTGCTGAATAAAATAAACCTATGCTGTGTGGATAACTTTGTGTGTATTTCTTTTCTAATTTATTTCCATGTCCATGCCATATTGTAAAAGTTTCAAACTCTCCTATGCTGTCTAGAACTACTATTGCGGCATCTTTATATGGTGAAGTGTAATATCCGTATGCCGCATGACTTTCATGATGATTAACATACTCTATTGGCACATGGTGAATACCTGCTTTACTTAAAAACTTTTTAATATTATTTTCTTTCCATTTCCAACCTTGACCTGCAATAAGTTGACGCATAGTTTTTTTGAAAGGTTTTTCATAAAAATATATTTTTGCAGGAAAGGCCCATTTAGGATTTGCTCTTACTTCCGCCATAAGTTTAGGACAAAGTGTAGGATCTCCAGGTATACCGCTGAAGTCTTTAGACATTCCTGCCCATTTTAATTTTAAATGATAGTGATCTGTTAGTCCTGCTACTCTCCATTCCATCACGGCAAGACTGGCATCGTGATTGTTTCCTGTTACTCCCCAAACTATCATATTTCTCCTATTTGTATATAAACGGGTCTCTCTTTTGTAGTTCTCTTATTTTTTTCTTGTATTTGATGTAATTTACAAGTTTTCTAATAGGAGAGGTTACAAAGTAGTAAACCTTTTTTAATAATTCTTTTACGCGAACCATTTTTTCATCCTCAGTTTGATTTTTAGTTGTGACTCTTCAGCATTCTTCACTATTGTGTATAAAGTGTACAGTCTACCATATTTACGTACGGCATCATTAACATCTTTAACATCTTGGCTCCACTCGGGCATACTAACACTCCAACCTGCTTCAATACTGTCATGTACTAGTTTTTGACCTGCTTCATCTCTATCAGGAACAACTATTACGTGTTTGCCTAAACTGTTCAATAATGCTGTTTGTTGTTCTTTCACTTCACTGCCGAGCAGTGCAACACCATCAATAGCAATAGCATCAATTGGTCCTTCAACAGCAACCACATATTTTCTATCATCATTTTGTTCATCAATATTAAACACATACCCTGGTTGTTGTTCGGACAGATACTTAACTTTGCTTTCAACTGTTTTTCTTGCTGTGTACCCTACAATTTTTTCTCTATAATAGAAAGGAATAATTAATCTGTCTTTGAAGCCGACTTCTGGACTCCAATAAAATTCATAGTCATTAAGAGTCATTTTTCTTTCCATGATATATTCTAGCACCTTAAACAAGTTAGGATCCATACCACTTGGTTCTAATTCTTTGTATGTTGCCCATTCATGTATAGGCTTGGACTTTGCCGGAAGTTCTTTTGTTTCAAACTTAGGTAAACTTATAATTGATTTGTATCCAACTGTATCAGTTTTTGTTTGCAATGCCTGAAGTGCCAATTTTGTAATCACATCATCTGGAACATTTAGCCATCGCATAAACTTTTTCATTTTGTAAGAAATGTTTCTGCCTATACGCCAACTTGTTTTGAATCCACAGTTGAAACAATGATAACTTACACCTTCTTCTGCATTTGCAATCAATCCACCTCTTTGTCTTGTGTCGGGAGTTGTGCCATTATGCTCACAACATGGAGCATTAAAAGCCAACCAACCACTTGGTGTTTGTTTACGTTTTGCAGGCAAGTAAATTTGTAATGCATCAAAGACAATATTCATGCATTAATAATATAACCTTTTGGTTAAAAAGTCAATTAATTTCGAACTAAAACTTTGGTAATTTTATTTTGATATACACTGTCCACTTGAACTGTGCTAGTGTGTTTGATTCTTAAGTTGCTGTACACACCATTGAAATTTACATATTTGAGTGTGTCTGAACTTGTTGCTGTAAAAGTATCTATGTCTACCCAAAATGTAGATACAGTTGGACTATTTTCTAATGTGCCTTGTATAACAATGTCACCTTCTGCACCATCCAAATAGTATGCAACAGTATGAAGTGCTGAATTACCATTTATGGCTGG